GGCGTCGCAGCGACGCACAGGGATGCCCGCGAAGGCCAGCACAAGCTTGCCGCCGATCTGCTCCATCGTCAGGGTTGAGCCTGCGACCTTTTCCAGCATTTGGCGACGCAGGAAGGAGCGGGCGCGACGGTTCATGTAGAACGCCGGGCGGCCAAGGGTCAGGCTCGGAGGCACATCGAGCGCTTGGGTCATGAGGTCCAAGAGATCGGGGCCAGAGGCTGCATCGCCAACGAGGTCTTCGCTGTTGTATTGGATGCGAACCACATAGCGCCAGTCGCGCACAGAGAGGCCGCAGTCCCAACGATAGTGGGTCCGGTAAGCTTCCATGCGCCCGCCGGAACCGTCGATGTTTTCGATGGTCACTTGCCCCTTGTCGGTCATCTGCAAGCCGCCGATAGACGCCTTGGGATAGATGCCGTGGCAGGTGTTCTCACCCCAGCAAATCAGCCAAATCGATGCGTTGTCAGTGCCGTCCGGTTGGGCATTGCTTTGGCGAATGATGTTCTCGCCGTTCTCTGCCGTGCTGAGATTGAAGCGCGGGGCAAAGCCCGTGATCTCCTCAGGCGCGGTGGCTTCAGACGCGTAGAACAGCGAAGACGCAAACTCTTGGTTCATGCCCTCGATGTGCGCGCGATCCTCAGACAAGCGGAACGCAGCCGTGTTGCCGTTAAGGTCGGCAAGGGCCTTGTCCACTTCGGCGTAAGCTTCGAGCATCCCGCAGGTGTCCGTGACTTGCACAGTGCGGGACTTCGTCGGCTGCACGCCGCCGTAGAGCTTGCGCCAGGTCGGGGCCGGAAGGCCTGAACGGATCGTGGTGCGGTGGCCGGTCGGCAGGTTGCCTTCCATCCAAACCATGTCTTCGAGGATTTCGTTGGTCTCCGCAAGGATCTCAACGATAGTGTCAATTTTGCCGTCCGGATCGAGGCGCTTGGCCACGTCCATCAGCGTGGGGTGGATAGTCGAAAGGGTTGCCATGGGGCTGTATCCTTACATCATTACGTTATGAGAGGTTAGAGTTGTCGTAGAGACGCTGCGCCGGGTTAGCGGGGCGATTGGTCGTCCTGCCTCCAGGCACTAGGCTATCATCTCCGATGGCCTTGCCGACGCGGTGGAAGAACCGGATGACCTCCGGGTGATTACCGAGGCGGCTCTCGTCCAGCAGCTTGGTCAGCTCAGGAGATCCGAAGCGGGTCAAAGCCGTCTTAGCGGTGGCGAGGTTGGCGTTAAGCGCCTCTCCACCAAGCTCCTTGTCGGTCTTGACCTGTTCAACCCACTGGGCCGTGGCGTCTTGGATCGCTTGCTCTTGGGCCTGAAGCCAGCGCTGGGCTTGCTTCTGGCCAAGATCGGCAATCTTCTGCGCCTGATCGATCGGTAGCTTAAGATCCTTGGCTAAGGCCTTCAGGTCTTCGAGGGAGGTTGCGTCAACATCGACGTCCCCCTCAAAGGTGAAAGCATAGTCAACCTCTTCACCACTGGTCGCGGGCTGGTCTTCCGCGGGTGGCGTGCTACTGCCGGTCTCCGGCTGCTGGTCGCCAGTCACCGATGCATCGGTGGCGCTGGCCGTCGTAGATGACTCGCCTGCGGTGATCTCTGCGGCAGTCATCAACGTCTCTGGTGTCGTTTCGTTACTCATCGTCAGCCCTCAATAGGTTTGGCACTTCTTCGCGCGCGTGGGCCCAGGCCTGGCGCAAGATATGCAGCCCAATGGCGCGCTGGCCTTCGCGGTAAAAGGTCTCGCTGCTGCCTGTAAAACTGGATCGCGCCACGCCAGACACGTCGAGAAGCTCCTTTACAATTCGCCGGCCTCGCTTGCTGGCGAGGAGCCAAGACCAATCTTCAGCCTCTGCACGACGCTCCATAGCCGCCGCGTGCCGGCGATCATTGTCGCGGGCCTGGGCAGTTTGGATGTCGAAGGGGTCGAAGTCGGTCATTTGTGTTAACGCTTTGTTTTCGGTTTACTCTTTCCGGCCTTGGACAAAGCAATCGCCACCGCTTGCTTTTGCGGTTTGCCCGCCGCCATCTCGGTGCGGATGTTAGCGCTCACCGTCGCTTTAGATGAACCGCGCTTAAGAGGCATTGTCGCCGTCCCCCATGCGCAAAAGCTGAAGCTTAGCCCGCTCCAACAGCCACACCACTTCCGCGCCGTTGGCTTCGGATGACGCGAAGTACTCTTCGCCGTCATGCGTGTAGCCAACGATGACGACATCGCTCAGCTTACCAAGGGCGGCTTCCAGCACGCGCTCTGGGTTAAGCGATAGGCGGGTGACGATGGGGGCGTCGATGACGTTGGTCATTATTCCGGTTCATCCTTAGCTTAAGCCGCCTTTTCGGTGCGGATGTTGGCGCTGATGGTTTTTTGGGATGAGCTTTTTTTAAAAAACATTACACTCTCTCCAAAATAACGCCTTCAAGCGTCATAGTGTCTGCGGCGTTTGCCACCTGTGCTTCAAGTTCAATCTTGTATGCATATGTAGCCGCGTCTTTTGTTCCCAACGCACGCACTTGCGCTGCTGTTGCGCCATCCAACGACTGAATGTTGATGGATTGGTTCTGATAGTACCGGAACAGAATTGTGATTTCCGTCCGCCATGCATCCGCCGCTGTCACGACAGTTGTTGCGTTGTAGCTTGTCGCCGCGCCTGTGTCGGTAATCTTAAGCACAATCTGCTTATTGCCAGCCGTGCCCGTGCGGTTGCCCCACGCAATCAGCTTAATTGCGCGAAACCCGCTGATCGTGCCTTTTTCAAACTCATATGTGTAGACAACAGTGTTAGCCCCGCCTGGGGCCGTAATAACCGCAGCGACCGGAACATTAGTTGTAGGCTCAGGATGCACATCAAGCGCAGGCGTCTGCGAAATAGTTTCGCGACTCACTGTAACGCTCGAAACAGACACGTTCTGCATGTAGTAGTTTTTGGGTGGGTATGTTGCGTCAACAAATTGCACTGCGCGCATAAGCGATGCGCGTGATGTGTTGCCAGTAGTGTTTAAGTTTATTCCCGATAAATTGACACGGCCGCCTTGTCCTCGTCCCTTTACAATCCGCAACTCAACTGGGTTTGGATATGCAGCGTCTGGATCAAACGTAGTATATTCCAAACCGTCAATGTCAATTTGCTGAAGATCTGGCGCTGTTTCAATAAACGAACACGTTCCAGCAAAAGTTTGTCGAGCTTGTCCAGAGGCGGTTTTGAAATAGAAGCCTGAAAACTGGCTATTCCGAATGAACAGTTTAATTGGTCCCACGCTAAGCGGTGACGCAGGAATGTAGATAACCGCCGGGTCTGTAACCGTTCCTGCATATCCTTCATTGACGCACATGGCCTCAAAGCCGCATTGGTCAAACACCACGCGGCCAAACAAACCTATTTGTATGGGGCGCTGTCCATAGCAGCTTTCAAAATAGACGTTGTTAAAATAGGCCTCTAACTGCTGAGTGCTTTCCGGTGGGTTTGGCGAAAGCGCATCAATAGCTAATCCGCCCGTGCCATTGTGGTTGGAAACGGAAACATTTCCCTTGTCGAATTGAAACGTCGTTACTGCCCCGCGAAACTTGAGGCATGTCCAGCAAATGTGCACAAAGCACATTTCCATCTTAACGCGGTAACACTCGCGTAAACTGACCCCTATGGCTCCAGTAGCGGTAAAATTGACAATAAAAAGATCGCGCAACAGGCCCCAACCGATTGCGCCGCCTACATTGTCAAACTTAACGCCGCCGAGAGCCGTGCTTGCGCCCGCATATGTCAGCGCTCCCGCAATGGTCATTTTGCTAATTGATGCAAATGACCCAGTAATGTGAAACGCCCAAGCCGCTCCGGTTTGGTGCACCGTCGTAGCATATTCGCCTGCACCAATAATGTGTACGCCAGCTGTTACAGTAATTTGGTCAGTTAGCTTGTATATGCCAGGAGGCAAATAAACAGCGCCGCCGCCTCTCGCAGGTGTGCTTGTTGCGCCCACAAGCGCAGGCAAAGACGCAATGGCGGCATTAATAGCGGCTGTGTCATCCGCAATACCATCGCCTTTTGCGCCGAATGCTTTTGCATCGACGATGCTGTTTAGCTTAAAGACATTATCGAACGCTTTACTTGTCACCGGCCACGCCCCAGCGCAATCGCCGCGCTAATAGGCGCGAGGTCGTAGCCCGCCCACCAGTCATTGAGCAGCATGTACTCTAGGTGACAGACGTTGCGATCTAGCGTGTCGAGATCGTCCGCGTCCTGTGTGGGCACGAAGGAGTTGATCAGGCTTACGCTGTCCAGCATGGCGCTGTAGTGGCGGGCGGTTTCTTCGGGGGTTGGTGTGTCAGTCATGGTCAATTCCCTATGGCCAGAGTGTCCCGGCGCTGTGGTCGAACAGGATGGCGTAGTTAGTCACGCCGCCTGCGGTGCTTGAGATGATCACATCGCCGTCGTCGCCCAATCCCGTGCCATCGGACAGCCACACCACCATGTTGCCTTCAGCAGGCTTGGCAGGGTCGGAGGTGCGCTCAAGCAGACGAACGCGGTCGTGGAAGTAGCGGTCGGCAATGTTGATCTGGTTGCTACCCGTGGCGCTGTCCACGTCGATGTCGTGACCAATAACGATGTTTGTGCTGCCGGTCGTGATTGCGTCACCGGCTTGGAAGCCAATGGCAATGTTGTTTGCGCCTGTGTTGTTTGCGGGGGTGGCATCGCCGCCGAAAAGCGCGCGGTATCCGAGGGCCGTGTTTTGGGAAGCGATAAAGCGACGAGCGGCTTCAAAGCCTACAGCGGTTGAGTTGGAGCCGGTGGTGTTGCTGAAAAGCGCGGCACTACCCAACGCGCTGTTGTTGCTGCCCGTGGTGTTGTCAACGAGCGCAGCATTTCCCATCGCGCTGTTGTTGCTGCCCGTGGTGTTTTGGCGAAGCGCGTTCGTCCCCACCGCGCTGCTGCTGACGCCCGTGGTGTTTACGAGGAGCGCTTGGACCCCCACCGCGCTGTTGCTGTTGCCCGTGGTGTTGGAGGAGAGTGCCCGCCACCCAACGCCCGCATTGCCTCCCCCCGTCAAACTCGCGCTATTCAGCACCTCAAAGCCGACCGCAGTATTGTCTGCCACAGCCGTCTGGCCGCCAAGGCCGATGGTGAGGGTTTGGGCTGTGACGCGCCCGCCCTTAGACACGCGGAACCGACTCGTCCCCCCCACCTGCAAATCCAGCAGCAGGCTGCCCGCTGCGGAGGCGGTGTCGGTGACGTTCATCTTCACGGCGGTGAAGGTCGTCCCGGCAGCGTTCCACGTCGCCGCTAGGTTCGACATGTCGATGTTCAGCGCATCGTCGTTAGAAAAGACGAACAGCTGATCGATGTTGCCGCTGCGCACGCCGACGATGGCGTCACTGTCGTCGGCTAGGAGCCAAGGCCAAGCTGAACCGGATACGCGAGGCATCTTAACCCCCAATAACTAAGGTTGCACGATAAGCGTAAAAGTACGCGCTGCGGTTTGATCGACCGGCGTCGCAGCTGTGCCAGAGCGCAGCTTTAGAAACCGCACGCCAAGCCAGTCTTCCATGTCAACGTGAAGGAAACGGCTTGAATCAACAGTCAGCGAGCGCTCTGTTGCGCTGTCGTAGACGTTGTAATAAGTCACGCCATCGGGCGAGGCTTGGAAGGTTAGCGAAGCAGCAGTCCAGCTTGAAGGCATGTCAATTGCCACGAGCTTGCGCCCGCCAAGATCCACAGCGCCGGACAGACTGCCGCCGTTTTCGATCGTGGCTGTGAGCGTCTCAAGCGCTTGTGAAACGACGGGCGCACCCATGGTTTATTTCCCCTTGCGAGATGGCGCGGGCCTGCGAGGCGTGCGCGGCGGGGTCATTCTTCCGCCTTTGCCGGCGGGCTTGGCGCCGTAGGGTTTCATTCCAGGCATGTTAGGTTCCTCCATAGCCGCTAAAAAGGTTGATGAGATCGGTAGCGGCGTTCTTCTCATCAGTCTTGACCGTGCCAAGCTTAGCAGCTGCATCAGCCTGCATCTGTGCAGCCTGCATCTGTTGGGCTTGGGCTTGGGCCTGAGCGCGTTGCTGGCGGATGATAGCCACGTTCTTGGATGCGACGATAATGTCGGGATCCACGCCAAGCATGTCGCTGTAGCTGTCAGCCCACTTGTCCACGTCAATCTTGTCGATCACCTCAGGGCGCATCTGAGCTACCGCGCCAAGGGCGCCAACGAAGCGATCAACGCCATTAACGCCGATCGCCCGCTGCGCTTGAGCGAGCATGCTGACGAACTCCACGTCAAGCTCCACGCCCTGCAACGCTTCAGGCGGAGGCGGAATAAGATCGGCCTGCACCATGCGGGTGAAGGTTTCGTCGATCAGGGGCTTAAGAAGCTCATTGTGCAGGCGCTCAAGCACGGGGCCTAGCATGAGAAGCTTCTCTTCGTGCCGCTCGGCCACCTCAGTCGCGGTCATGCGGCCTGGAACGGTCGACGCCAGCATGAGGAAGAGATCGGCGTAGAACGCGCCACGGATGCGCTCGCGAACGTCTTGGATGTCGAAGAGCAAGTGTTGCAGGTCAAGCTGGACGTTGAACAACGTGGACACTGCGTTCTGCGCGCCGGGCGCATCAACGTAGGTCACGCCGCCAGGCAGGTAATCCAGGTCGCGCCCCTTCATGCCAGCGGGCACTTGGAGCGGCGGCTTGGTTTGATAGTCGATGGCGTTGGCCTTGCGCAGCTGCTCGTGCTGAAGTTGCTTGATGTCGCCAAGGGCTTCCATGCCGGGGCTGTTGCCGTACACATCGCCGGGCATTTTGTGCCAGCGCGGAGCGAGGCCAGGGAAACGGTCATAGCCGCTCTCGCGCAACACCTTGTCGCCTGCGTCCTCGCGGCCAGGCTCAAAGTACACGCTGCGCCATGGCTTGTTCTTACCATCGGCCTTGCGTGCATCGCGATCGCTGCGGGGCTCTATGCCGTGAATGATCGGCACCCACGCATCGAGATTGCCTGAGTTGTAGAGCGCCTGCGTGGTGCGTGAGCACTGATCATATCCAAACTCTGCAACCAACTCGGAAACGGTCTTCTCGAACTCGCGGTAAATCGTGTTGACGTTGCCGCGATAATCCGTGGCCAAGGCGAACTCGCCAACGGGGCTCTGGTAGTGATGGATGAGGGCGTCATAGTCATCCATGATAACAGAAGCGCTCGTGCCAAACGCGCCAAGCTCTTCGTAGCAGGCATGGAGCATGAGGTAGGTGTTGCTGCGAGCGAACACGTTCAGCATGCGCCCTTGCGTCTCGGCCAGCCATGACTTGACCGGCGCATAGTCCATCAGATCTTCATCGGGCAAAGCCAAGCGAAACCATGGCCTAGCAGGCGAGGTCATGCCGCTCATCATGCCGGCTGACAGGATACGCAGGGAGCGTGAAGCCGTACTGTCGAAGATCGCGTTGTGCTTCTTCGTGCCTTTATTTCTGTCGCTCTTGTAGAACCGCGTCGAGCGAGGAAGCAGGTAATCCGACAGCTCGCGCCAATGGGCGATCCAGCTGGACCGCTCGGTCTGGAGCGCCGTCCAGCGGCGCAGCATGTCGGTTTTGGGGATCATGATCCAAGCAGGCTCGTGCGGCCTAGCATGCCGCTGCTGGTAGGTGCGCCCATTGTGCCGGTAAGGAATGTGCCGCCAACTCCACCGCCGCTCATGGCGCGATTGCGTGCGGCCAACGCTGCGATGTTTGGCCTCTTCTGATTTGCGCGGTTGAACTCACGCTCGGCCTGGCTCTGTTGCATCTCGGCTTGCATGGTAGCCTGATCGGCGGCCCTGCGTTGAGCACGTTGCGCTTGACGCCCTTGCGCAACGGTTGCGCCAGCGGTAGCGACAGCGGCGGCGGCTGCAATAGCTTGGACCATTAAAGCACCTGATAGTGGATAGTTTCAAACGGCTCGTAGCCCAGCTTTGGGAGCATCCGATCAAGGGTTGTCCCCGGCTTGGCGTGCCACAGCATCATCTTGACACCTCGATCCTTGGCGGCGCGCTCGGTCGCCGTAATCAGCCGCATGCCGGTCATGCCGCGCCGGTGTGACTTGCGCACAAAGAGCAAGTCATTCTGGCACATCAAGAGGTCGCCATAGTGCAGGTTAGTGCACACAA